GTCATTATTAGAGATAGAAAAAATTGACGAATGTCATATCACTTGCACTATGAGCGTTGACATAGAATAGGGGGAGTTTAAAATTAAGGATTACATAATTTTATTAGTTGGGAAATCGGGAACAGGTAAAACCACTTTAGTTGAAAAGCTTGTTAAGGATAGGGGCTATAAAACGGTAGATTCGTATACGACAAGGCCTCAGAGGTATCCAGGAGAGACTGGACATATATTCGTATCTGATGAAAGCTTTAATAAGCTGGAAAACATCTGTGCGTATACAGAGTTTGATGGATATAGATACTGTGCCACTCAGGAGCAGGTCGATGATGCAGACATATATGTGATAGACCCTGATGGGGTGGATTACTTCAAGTCACAGTATAAGGGTGATAAGGAGATCATAACGGTGGAACTTTTAGCTCAGAGACCTGTTAGATATGCGAGAATGAGAAGCAGAGGCGATTCATTCTTCAAGACGATAAGAAGACTAAGAAATGATAAGAAAAAGTTTGGACATTTCAATCCAGATGTGACTATCAACGCAAATTTGGATATTGATGACGTATTTGAAGATTTTATCACAAGTACAGCTCTCATGAAGGTAATTAAAGACATGAGAGAAGAAACAATGGGGCAAGCATAGTTATGAATCCAGTGATTGGAATAGACTTAGATGATGTTTTATGGGATACGCTGACGGCTTGGCTTGATAGATACAATGAAGTCACTGACGATGATGTATCCACGTTTGATGTCAAATCATGGGATATAGCTCAATATATAAAAAAGGGAAATAGAGATATTTTATTCTACGTCTTAGAACAGGATGATTTCTGGGAGACAGTAAAACCTAAACCTAAGTCTCAGGAGTACCTAAAACAACTCATAGATGATGGATATGATATATATATAGTAACTGCATCTTATTATAAAAATCTACGTAAGAAAATGGAACGATTCTTTGAATTGTATCCATTTTTAAATTTCTCCAATGTAATAATCACATCTACAAAACAGATGATAGATCTGGATCTTCTCATAGATGATAACCCGGAAAATCTTTGCGATGGATCGTATAGAAAAATCTTGTTCGATGCTCCGCATAATCAGTGGTGCAATGAAAAAAACATTGGAGCGGTTAGATTTAATTCTTGGGAAGACATATATAAGTTTATTAAAGAAGAGTTACCAATAGAGAAAAACTATATAGGGAGGTGAGGAAATGTACAAAGCTTATTGTGATGTATGTGGCAGAGAAATCAACGCAACTCAGGAGAAAATTCATAAGTTAGAAATCAAGAATGTAAACGAACTTGATAGAACGAACAATTATTATATCGACATGATATGCGAAGATTGCAAGAATCAGTTGGTTTCAATCGTGGACAATGAAAAGACAAGCAGGGGGAATATTGTTGAAAGTAATTAAGAGAGATGGACGAGAAGTAGAATTTGACAAGCAGAAAATAGTTAATGCGGTGTTGAAAGCTATGAAGTTTGGTAGTGGTATCGTAAAGGAAAATATTGCTGACAGTGTAGCTCAGCAAATAGAAGACGAGTGCAAACAAGAAGACAAGATTTCTATTTCTGAAATAGAGAAAAGAGTGTTTGATCTACTTATATTGAAAAAACAGAAACTTACCGCTAGAGCATATGAGGGATATAGGGCTGTTAGAGAAAATCAGAGAAAACAAGGAACTATAGACAATAAGGTTCTTGCCTTAATAAAGGGAACTCATGAAAACCAAAAAGATAACTCAAACAAAGACACTGCTTTAATCTCAACGATGAGAGATTTAGTTGCCGAAGAAGTAAGTAAAGATATTGCGCTGAGAATGATGTTACCACCTCATATTGCTCAGGCGCACAATGAGGGTATTTTATACATACATGACCTAGGGCATTATTTGAATCCGAGCTTTAATTGCTGTTTAATCAACCTTGAAGATATGCTGCAGAACGGAACGGTTATAAATGGAAAAATGATCACTAAACCACATTCGTTTAGAACGGCTTGTACTATCGCTACGCAGATAGTAGCGCAAGTTGCGAGCGGTCAATTTGGCGGACAAACAATCAGTGTGTCCCATCTCGCTCCTTTTGTACGAATTAGTCGAGAAAAAATACGAGAAGAAGTCGAAGACTATATCGCAGATGAAAAACTTGTCAATGAAATCGTAGAAGATAGACTCGCTAAGGAAGTCAGAGACGGAGTACAAACTTTTCAATATCAGATAAACACTCTTCAAACTGCTAATGGTCAAAGCCCATTCCTAAGCGTTTTTATGTACATATCAGAGAATCCTGAATACGAAAAAGAAACTGCAATGATAATTAAAGAATTTATCAGGCAGAGAATAAAAGGAATGCAGAATGAGGTAGGAGCCTGGATAACACCGGCCTTTCCTAAGCTGCTGTATGTAACTGACGAGAATAACATTCACGAAAACAGTGAGTATTTTTGGCTTACGAAACTAGCGGCTGAATGTGTTACAAAACGTATGATGCCAGACTTTATTTCAGCAAAACACATGAAAGAAAACTACGAAGGCAACGTATTCGGATGCATGGACAAAACCTGTGCCTAATATGAGTGATCATATTAGCAAACCCGTCTAAAAGGGGAAGGCTGCAAAATGCCAATCCCTTACTAAGTTAATTTCATTTTGAATTTATAAATGTCTAACGACTATCGAAAACAAGCAATATTTAAAAATGTTGTGGGAATGAGTAGAGTAGGGCCATAAGCGGATGATGGTACGGTGTCCGAGGTAAATCCGTTTAAACCGAAAAGATGGGGTTCTTGAATTTAATCGCAAAATTTAAGAACGTGATATAGTCTTATATCCTATTGAAAAATAGGGAAGTTCATTAGAGAACTGCATAGCGTTGCGAGCTGTGTGAAAAAATTGGGGTTGCAGAGCTTGGCTCTCTCCATATAAAGGAGCCATTAACAACACTGAAGGAGCATATAAATGGTATGGAAGATTCAATATGGGACTTACGTCTATCAATTTAGCCGACGCAGGTTTATCAGCGGAGGGCGATTTGGATAAGTTCTGGGATATTTTAAATGAAAGACTTCAGCTATGTTTTGAAAGTTTAATGCTGAGATATGAAAAGTTAAAAGATGTTACATCAGACGTGTCTCCTATTCATTGGCAACATGGTGCCATCGCTAGATTGGGAAAACACGAGTCTATTTATCCATTACTTCAAGATGGATATGCAACTATTTCTTTAGGGTATATTGGGATATATGAATGCGTAAAAGCCTTAATTGGAAAGTCTCACACTACACCAGAAGGCGAAGAGTTAGCTCTCAAAATTATGAAGCACCTGAAAGCGACTGTTTTAAGTTGGAAAGAGGAAACTGGTTTAGGATTCGCTTTATATGGAACTCCGAGCGAGTCTCTTACAGATCGTTTCGCTAGATTGACAAGAGAAAGATGGGGATCTATTGAGGGAATAACGGATAGGAATTACTTAACGAATTCCTACCATGTGTTCGTACAAGAAGAAATTGACGCATTTAGTAAATTGAAATTTGAAGCACAATTCCATCCAATTAGTTCAGGTGGAGCGATCTCATATATCGAAATGCCTAATATGAAAAATAATGTTGAAGCTGTACTTGCCACTATTCAGTTTATGTATGAGAACGTACAGTATGCAGAGTTCAATACAAAGCTCGACTATTGCATGGTCTGTGGATACGAAGGGGAAATTTTATGCGATGATAATTTAGAATGGTACTGTCCTAATTGTGGAAATAGAGATAAAGACAAGATGAATGTATGTCGCAGAACGTGCGGATATCTTGGTGAAAATTTCTGGAATGAAGGACGTACTGAGGAAATCAAAGACAGAGTTATGCATTTAGATAATAAAGAAATTTCTGGTGATTGTGATTAATGAATTATGCCCAAATGCGTAGTATGGATGTAGCTAACGGAGAGGGTATAGGAACTGCTCTCTTTGTTAGCGGATGTCCATTTCATTGTGATGGTTGTTTTAATCCTGAAACATGGGATTATGGATACGGTAAGGAATTCACTCGAGAGGCATTAAATAACTTACTCGAGGCAACAGACAAACCATACATTAGTCGCGTGTCTATATTAGGCGGAGAGCCTTTAGCTCCCGCTAATCTTGAAACCGTAAGTTTAATTATAGAAAGTCTCAAAAAACATTTTCCTGAAAAACGAATATGGGTATATAGCGGGTATACATATGAATCATTAAATGAAAATCAATTACGAACCATTTCTAAGGCAGATATTTTAGTAGATGGACAATTCATGAAAGAGAAAAAAGATCTAAATTTAAAATTTAGAGGTTCGTCAAATCAGAGAATAATCGACGTTCAGAAAACTATAAAAAATCAAGGTTGATATTGGAGGTGTTTTAACCAGAATTAAGAAAAATAAAATCATTAGACGATAAATATGAAATAAATGAAGACGGGACTATTTTTCGAAATGTTGAAACGAAGAAAGAGTTAAAAATAAAACTAGACATGCACCACTCTCAAACTGGATATTATGTTACTTTTGTAAGATATAATGGCAAACCTAAGAGAGTCATGATACATAGAGCGGTGGCAGAATGTTGGCTCGGAGAATGTCCTCAAGATTATGAAGTCGACCATATTGATAGAAATTCCCATAACAATCATTATACGAATTTAAGATACGTTACTAAGAGCCAACAAATGAAAAATAGAGACCATAGCAAAATTTCAAAACGAGGGGTCGAGAATTTAGAGAGAGCAAGACGAGAAAGAGCTAAACCTGTAAAAGCATGCAATGATTATGAAGAATATGTTTTCGATTCATATGCTGATGCTTCTAGGTTTTTGGCGAGGAAATGCAATTCGGAATTTGAAAAAATAAGATATAGATTAAGAAGAGGATACAATGAAATTTTCCAATATAGCATAGAGTATCTTTCTTAATAACAAACTGAAAGGAGAAAACGAAAATAATGAAACAGATACAGATTAAGAGAATAAGAGATAATGCAGTAATCCCCACTAGAGGCAGTGCCTCTTCTGCGGGGTTGGACTTATATGCAGCAACAGATTATACAATAGAGATCGAACCACGCACAACCGTTCCAATCGGAACTGGACTTTCCATAGCTCTTCCAGAAGGAACCTTTGGAGCTATTTATGCAAGAAGTGGACTCGCAACAAAACAGGGATTACGTCCAGCTAATTGCGTAGGAGTGTGTGATAGCGATTATCGTGGAGAATACATTGTACCGTTACATAACGACTCTGAAAATATGGTTTCAGTGGAACCTGGACAAAGAATAGCGCAGTTAATTATTCAAGAATATGTTCCAGCAGAAATCATTGAAGTAAAAGAATTAGATGAAACCCAGAGAGGAGAAAACGGATTTGGCTCGACAGGCAAATAATACCTCATCAGACTTTTATCTTTCTTCAGTCGTAATGAGCAGCTATGAAATAGAAGACGTAATATATAATCCGCCTGCTACTATTATAAAGTGGGAAGATGGAACAAAAACAGTTGTAAGGTGCATGGAAGGAGCCCCTTACGATAAGGAGAAGGGATTTCTGCACTGCATAGCTAAACGCCATTTTGAAAATACCAGTGTCAACTACAAGAAGGAAATGATTAAATATGGATTAGTTGACCAACCAGAAGAAGTTAGCTACATCGATGACAAGTATAGCGTCTTCAACGATAAGGAAATCGTCGAGGAGCTGAAGGATACGATAAGGTGCTTCTCTGAAATGGAATGGAAGCTGGCATTCAAAATGATGGAAATCGATCTTTTAATTCCAGACGAGTTTAAGAAAATACTAAGAATGCCAGAATATATACGGTTGCATTTTGATATGCTTCCAGAAAGTATTAGATTTGAAAAAACCATTAAACCACTGTTAAAAATAATGAGAGAGGTACGAGATGAAAATAAAAATCTGGGACGATAAATATATCATCAAATCTGATGTATACTGTTACAAACTTATTAAGGTTGCTGATGCGGATAAGGATGATGAGGATGGAGCCGTTGTTGGATATTATGGTGACGTAGAAAATCTGTTTAAAAGTCTGGTTGATATGGAAAAGAGATTGAATAAGTGTACGACTCTTAATGGATATATCAAACACATTGAAGATATCAATAAGCAATTAGAGGCTACTTTGGAGCAGATCAAAGCGGTGATAGGGACTAGAGCTTCACTGAAGCGAATCATGTCTGCTATGCCAGAGGATCTACCGGAAGAAGTGGCAGAGATAGGAGAAGGAAAGAAGCAGACTAAGAAAAGAGGCAAGAAACAGGATGGATAAGGTATTACTTAACGTCCATGAAGTTTGTGAATATCTTGGAATAGGGAAAACCAAGGCGAGGGAGCTGCTTCTCTCGCCTGATTCTGATTTCACTATAAGAATAGGGAGGCGGATATTTGCGCATAAAAAATTGTTAGATGAATGGTTATTGAGGAAGGCAGAAGAGATGGATATATGAGTAAAAATATGATATATTATACATACCAGTACATCTACAGGGAGAGTAGATATAATGGGTAAAGACTTAAAAGGAAGAGAATTAGGGAAAGGGTTTCGTCAAAAGGAAAACGGAGTGTATCTTGCCAGATATACTGACAGATTTGGTAAAAGAAAAGAATTGACAAATAGAAGCCTTACCCAACTAAGACAACAGTACAGAAAACGAAAGGAAGAAGATCAAAAACAAAAAACTATAGCGGTAGAACGAAACTTAACGACAAACGAATGGTATGAAGAATGGAAAGCGACATATAAAAAGGGAGAAATTAAAGAATCTTCTATAATAATTTATGAGAATGTTTATAAAAATCATATTTCGCCTCTTATAGGAGAAAAATTTTTAGCGGAGTTGACAAATTTTCATATTAAAAAGCTACTAAATATAATGAGAGACGAAAAAGGACTTTCTTTTGAAATGCAAGATAAAGCACTGGCAATTTTAAGAGACATGTTCAATAAGGCTATTTTAAATCATATATTAATAGAAGATCCTTCTAAAGGAATCAAGTTAAAAAGAAAAGAAACAGAAGACGTAAGGGTTCTAACAACAGAAGAACAGTTTGATTTCTTTGAATGTGCAGCGGGAACGTTTTATAACAATGCTTTCATAACGCAGATTCAAACCGGTTTAAGGCCAGGAGAGCTATATGCCCTTACGGAAAAGGATTTAGATTTTAAAAATAATCTTATTAATGTCAATAAAACGTTGTTATACCAAAAGTTTGAAGGAGATATGAAAAAAGAATTTCATATTGGGACACCTAAAACAGAAACGAGCGTTAGACATATTCCGATGACGAAAGATTGCAAACTGGCTTTGTTAAAACAATTAATGCAGAAAAAAGCTGTGATGCAAAAGACTTGTAAGCAGGTTCCGGAGCATTTAAAAGATTTCATTTTTACAACAAGAACTGGAATGCCAATTAACACACAAAACTACCGAGAAGCAATCGAACGTATTGTAAATGAAATAAATGATACGAGGGTGCCTGTGGAATATATTGAAAGATTCACAGGGCATTGCTTTAGACATACGTTTGCTACAAGATGTTTTGAGAGCGGTATTGACTTTAAGGTGATACAGAAATACTTAGGGCACGCTACTTTAAAGATGACTATGGATTTATATGTCCATGTGACTAAAGCTACATGTGTTAGTGCAGTGCCTAAACTGGAACAATTATTAGATGAAATAAACGAAATGGATGAGGCTCTGATATTAGACCGATTTGAAAAATATCGAAGAGATCAAAGAAACAACGTCATCGAGTTGCCCTTAAAAACGGGGTAAAATGGGGGTAAATATGAAAATGGGGTAAGCCCGTTCTCTGAAAGCATTGAAACTTCAAGGTTTGAATGAAGACTAAAACAGCAACTGGCTCAACTACTACGTTTATCAGGATACACCTTACGATCTCGGCGAACTTAAGAGCAAAGACTGAGATTTCAATGGATTCCGGGGTTTTGGGTCTGAAGGCTGGATATGGGCAAAGTACCGTAAAATACCGTTATTTATCGCTATATGCCAAAAAAATGGGGGTAAAAATGGGGTATGGAAGACCCGTAAAATGGGGTACTGAAAAGAAGCTATAACTATTGAAAAATCAAAGATGTATTGGTATGTATAATAAAGCGTAAAAAATAGGGAATACCGTAAAAAGTATTCCCTATTTTGCTATTTTTCTTCAAGTGCTTTTATTCGTAATTCTAATTTAAGAAGCTTATCTTGTGTTTGAGATAAGACGTACATAGTTATTCTATTAAGAAATTCATAATTAACAGAATATCCTTCTTCTTCAGAGCCAAGAACAAGAGCATAGTCTCGCCAATTCATTTTGTGCTTTTCAAAAAGCTTAATCAGCTCCTGAGCAATAACTCCTGTAAATATTTTCTCGTCTGTAGAATTGTTATATTTGAATAGGATGATATTTATGTCTTTCCATAATGGAACCAGATCCTCAATAGAGTCTTTTAGGATAGTTTTATATCTAATGTCTGAGCTATACGCAGACACAGTTCCATAAATCGTGTCTTCAAAGTAAGCTGGATATAAACACTCAAAAGCATTCTCTCTTTCGCACACTTTTCCTACTGCTACACTATTCTCAGAAAAGTCCATCAGAAGTTCTTCTGTGCCAACCTCAGCAATAGAATAACCAGTAGCTCCGTATTTATCAGCTATGGTAAATTTGAAATCATAAGATTCATCAGCTGAGTATGGTCCGTATACTTTCTCGATAGCCGTATTTTTATCAAAAGACCATTCCTCCAATTTAGCGTAAACGCTGTCTGCTTCTAATCTCCCTTTTTTATAAAGAACTGCCGTACCTGTGTTATATCCTACAGAACCAAGAATTAAGCTTGCAGAGACTTTTACATAAGTACCTGACTTATTCAACGTGCCATCCTGCAAACAGCGTGAAACTGAAAATGACGATATCTGTGGATTTGAATAAGGCAGCACACTGATGGTTTTCGTAGCAACATTAGATATCTGACCTCGCACATCAACAGCTTGTACCGTTATCGTGTTTTCACCCGGAATGGTCAATCCATCTAATATAAAATCACGTATGATGTAGCTATTTTGTTCCTTTTTCTCTAATGCAGGATAAACTTTTCTGACAGAGTTTAAGGTAATGTAATACGACGAAATAAGACCACCGTCGCCACCAGCCAAAATAGGAATAATCGAAACCTTAGCTTTACTTTTGCCTTGTATAAAAACGTCAGTAGCCGTATTAGGTTCAATAGGAACAGGAGTAATAGTTACACTGGAAGGGTTTATAGTAGGCTTATCTGTGTCTCTTATAGAAACGATCGTTGATGCACTGCTTGTACCCAAACTTGAATTACCGTTATATGTAGTAAGGGTAACTTTAAGCGTTTTTGCGGCTGTGTCCATGTAGGGCAAAAACTCGTCAGGATCCAAAACGTAAGAGTAATCCGTTGCGGAACCATCGTCTGACGCTTTCGCTAAAATAGGAAAAGTATAATTTCCAACACTGCCCGTAATCGAGTGTCTCACCAAGTTACTGCTTCTTTTAAGTTTGATTCCTAACGTTTCTCCTAATTTAACACCATCTGAATTAGTGATTGAAAAACTGGATTTATTTGCGAGCTTATCAAGCTTAGCATACAATGATCCAGTGCTAACAGACCAATACCAGACTCCACTATAACATACATTGAAGTCCAAATTACAAGAGATAGCTACCGTTCTATTACCATCTGCGTTGTGCGGAACTTTAACTGTATGGGTAACTATCGTTCCGGTCGAACCCACCCCGTTCCATGAGTGTTGAGTTGCTGTTTTAGAAGAACCATTGATAGTAATAGTAACTGGATGATTATAGCTTTCGTATATTCGATAGGTTCTATATACCGATACTGATGCAGTTACGTTCGATGCATTTTCTCCAGTAATAGGAGAACTCTTCCAATCTATTACAATGTAGTTATGGTATTGTTTATCTATGTAATGTATAAAACGTCCACTTGCCATTTATTAAACACCTCCATTTGTTGACGTATCTGTTTTAGGTTTATAAGACAGCTGAAGATGTTTATTGTTTGAATTATATTTCAATAAGTAATCTACGATTCTTATAAATTCCGTTTCTACTCCACCGACCGTAAAGATTCCGTCTTTTAGATATGAAGTTTTCGCGCCATCTCTAAACTCCATCTGCTTCCCAGATTCTCCGCCTATGATTAAAGTTCCTTCAGTATTTTTAATCAGGTCTTCATTCTCTTTTTTAAATAAAGCAATCTGTTCTTCTGCGTAATTTTTTGCAGCTAGTAAATTTTCTTTTATGCTTGTATCAGCCTGTTTTAAAAGCTTGTCTATAATCTGCATATTTGAATAATCATCTTCGCTGGAGCCTATGCCTGCGAGATAATTTCGCCACTCCTTAAACGTCAGAGTCGTCTGTGTGTCATCAAAAATAGTCAAGCCATAATTGGTGGTCTTACTTATTTCTGCCATCTTTACCTCCTCTTAAAAAATAAAAGAGGCAGCAATATAGCCACCTCATTAATTCGTATTGTAATATGTTTCATTTCGATCAATATCCAGATCCTTTATGAGTTTTGAATCCATTGAACTAATTTTATTAGGGTCCAACTTTGTAATCAAAGCTTTAGAAACAAGATTTAATTTTATAGATGCAGTTACCTTAGGATTTATCAATTCCAAGGTAGCATGTTTAAATAAAGGGAAGTTAGATACTCCCAATATGATTTCAGGACCGGAATCATAGTCTTCTAATTCAAGATCAATAGGTATCCTAGTTGAGAACGGAATTATAATTTCTCTACTGTAATCATTCAAGTATAAATCAATAGTTTGTCTCAATCAGATCACCTACACATTCGATGTTTTAATCTTTAAATCACCAACAGGTATTCCAACAATTGTCTTAATTGGAACATTCATAGTCGCATTCAATGCACCATACATCAGCAAATTCCCACCAGTCTGAGAATCGTAAATAACATAATGTGTAATCCCTGGCCATTCTTCTGTACTTTCTGGTAGATAAATCGCAGTATGATTTGATACCATTCCTGTCGATAAATCGGCAGTGCCGAATATCTCTTCTGAATTAATAATCCTTGCTCTATGATAAGCCTCATCTGTTGGTTCAGTTACTCCGCTTCCATTGACAGAGGGAGCAGTAGAAGACAGTCCTAAATAGAACTCATATGGAACAATTTGAGTGATCTGGTGTTTAAAAATATCTTCACTTATAGATTTTAAAAAATAATCCGTGACCATTCATAACACCTCTATTCTGTTCCTTCTGTGTCTGATGTATCTGATTCATCAGGGAAAGCGTCTGGATTTATGTTCTTATTCACAATCAGCTCTCCCTGAAAACTTTCCTGTTTATTGTTTGGAGTTCTTACAGACAACTGATAAATGTATTTACCTGCAAGTCCCTTTGTCTCTTCAGGTCTCAATATTAATAAAAAAGCCTTATTGTCGCTAGGATCTGCTTCACAGTCCTTAGTAAGAATAGGCTTTTCGTATCTTTGGTTATAGTCTAATAAGGCAAAATTAAGTTTTAGGTCAGTTACTTCCATCATTCCACCACGATCATCATCATGGATTCGAATAGGGAACTCTTTGTAGTCTCCGCCAATAATGCTAATTTTACCTAACTTAAAATTCGATATGCAATCTGTCATTACTGTTCACCATTATCTTCACATCGCTGAATTAGCTGAGCTAATGCAATTAATGCTTGTGCCATATTTATAGTATCAGCACCACATGTGTGGACTGTTTTAAACTGTTCAAATATTTTAAGTAATTCTGTTTTCATGTTTTCCTCTTTTCTTTATAAATAATCATTTCCAATACCCTTTTATCGTTATATCCACCCAGTAGTTTCCGGCTATAAGCGTGTTGTTTTGCCTCCCATAAAGTGTGAATGCCCCATTTGTTTCTAAACCACTCGGCGTGAATATCATGCTAGTAGTTCGCGTGCTTCCTAAATATCTACCAACAGCTGTGATCAAAGGGTTGCGATAATTTTCTGAATATGAATTAGAAACTATTGTAAATCTCAAGTCTTCCGGTAAACTTATAGTCTTGTATCCACTTGTAAAAGTGAACATGTCTCCGCCGCGTATTTCAAATTCTCCGCTGGCGTATTTTTTGTATGTCCATACCCCCGAGACTCCACGTTCAACTATGTAATCAGCAACCTCTGCTTTCCAGGCAAGCAGAGACTTCGTCTTTGTACCAAGTCGCTTCATATAATCTAGTATGCTTATCATGCTTGCCACCTCTTTCGGTGGCAAATGAAACATCGGAGAACAGCGGTATTTTTACCCCCCCCCGAGCCATTTAACATTTGAAGAATTTATCGCTTTTATCATCATTATCTCCTTTTAAATAAAAAATAAAAGCAGAGCTGACTACTCTGCTTTTAACCTATATCTAATACATTATACGTTGATATGTACTGCATTACCCATCTGAGCAGTATTTGCATATGAATATGCAGCACCATACTTATATGCAAGATTTACGACTGCATTTCTACCAGCTGCAGTATTGGTAACGCCCGGAATGTAGATATCAGCTGCCTTACCAAATCTGTGAGCTGAATTTGTTATTCCTCCAACCTGACGATTAAAAGTAGCACATCTCTGTCCTGATGTAATCGTGATCGGCTTTCCGTAGTATGATCTTATTTTTTCAAGGATATTGAGAAGAGCAGCTGATGTTGTTCCACCTGGATATCCATTGCAATACTTTCCACCGCACTCACAAGCAAACTCAGCTTTCTTGAAGTGTGCGCTTGATCCGTTGCCAATATTGCTATTCAGTGCTTTAAAAGTTGCAGTTCCTGCGATACCGTCTACAGTCAGTCCATACTTACGTTGCACTGCCTTAATTGCGTTGATTGTATTTGTACCAACAAGTCCATCCTGAGCGACACCAATCTTCGCCTGTAACGATTTGATACATGCAACCAGCTTAGCATTTGTGTTTGCACCATAAATTCCATCTACAGTCAGACCATGGTCTCTCTGGAAAGCTCTTACGGCTGCTTTTGTGCCAGCTCCATTAATTCCATCGATTGCTCCAGTGTAATATGCGTAATAGTGTTTAAGATCTAACTGATATTGTCTTACTGTTAACATTCTTGTTCTCCTTTCATCAAAAAAATAAAAGCACCTACATTTCTGTAGATGCTCTTACACCAAATACGTTATCTTATTTTGCTTCTGTTTCTGCAGCAACTTCTCCATCATCGATATGAGTTTTCTTGAGCTCATTTAATGACTCCTGAGCGTACTTTGCAGATTTAGTTACGTTGTTATTCTTCCACCATACCCAGATCATTGCCAGGCCCGATGCAATCTGAGTTGCCAGTTCTGTAAATGCTGTTTCATCAAACGGAATAGGGTTGATGCCTTTCATAGTAAGAATAGTGTTAATCATTAAAATAGCTGCAACGATTAATCTGATAATTGCTTTTGTTGTTTCGTTTTTCATTTTACTTTCCTTTCCTTAAACCTCTGAAAATCTTGAGAGACGTATGGCAAACATGGCATTGTAATTCGTATAAGCGCTAGTAGTATATCCATACCCAGTAGAAGCGATAACCGCATTGTCTTCAAGTGCGTTCACTAGAGCCCATACAGAAACTCCACCACCTGCCTGCATCGTGCTCCTAGCAGTGTTTGATACCAATATTGATACATTAGATGCACCATAGGTACTGTTACTACTAAGAGTGATAACATGTATATTTGTCGCACCTATGCTGGTCGCATTATGTGCGAGAACTAAATATAACCCCTTTTTTGAAAGTGTTAGATTTCCTGTCCTATAAGTTTTACCTCCTTGGTTTGCAACTTTTTCAGTGCTATAATTCCAATCAAAAGTAGAACAATATGCTTCAAGAGTATCTATGTCAGCTGTATTCTTTTTTACCTTCGAGCTTAATCGCTTTAAGAGCTGTTTAATACTTACCATATAAAACACCTCTCTCTAAAGAATATTTTTCTAACTAATTTGCCCCCCCCGGAGAGTTTTGCGAACCCACATGTGAACCACTTGATAAGGTGGCATGTTATTGTGGGCATTCGTATTACCAACGGGTAATGTCATCATTCTGTACAGGTCGTTCTCTCCGGCCTTCGTGTACCCCTGCCCCGCTTTAGTTAATCTAACCGCATAACTCGGAGCACTTGATGACGATGATGAATTAAGTGATTTACTGCTCGAATACACGTTTCCGCTGTTGCCATACTCATGGACAGCATGTCTGTGTCTTGGCATCTCAGATTCAGTCAGAGCGTGTTCTTCCTCGCCGCCAGTAGTTCCAACTTCGTGAGTATCATCAGAACCAAATAAGAATCTACCCTCCAGTTTCTCCCAAGTTCCACCCCAAATAGTGGCGGGGTTAATTTTCTTTTTTGTAAAAACCTTTTCCAATTTCAAATATAGATACATCTTTAACATTTCTT